GAAAAAAAAAAAGTGATCAATTCATCGAAAAAAAAAAGTGGTAGCCATATTGGAAAAAAATAAATTAATTTTTATGAAAAATTCTCTAAGTAGAAGACTCTAATAATTGTCCACACCGGTGGCTAAATTATTAATTATTTTTTAAAAAATCATTAACTATATATATATATAAGGTGTGGTGGTACGGTGTGTACGGTGTGACAAGACTCTAATAATTGGTCACTGGAGAAGACTCTAATAATTGGTACTGCGTTAACGCAGCAATAAATTATTAATTAATTTTTCAAAAAATAATTAACCTTATATATATTATAGAGCTGCGGTTACTGCGGTTGCTGCGGTAGACTCTAATAATTGTCCACCGGGTGTGTAAATTATTAATTATTTTTTAAAAAATCATTAGCTATATATATATATAAGGTGTGACTTTACGGTGTGTACGGTGTGGCTCTAATAATTGGTTATGTGGATACTTAGGAGTTTGTTCAAGCATACATGCGACCAATATAGGCTGCAAGCCTATATATTTTCCACGTCGGTCGCATGTATGCGAGTCATAAGCGCTAGCGAATGGCCGAGCGGAAGGAATCCAGATATGATCGTATGTTAATATTACTATACGATCATGGGGGGTAGGGTATATCATGGGGGATGATATACAAACTTAAGCATAAGTGGACTTATCATGGGGGTGACTTATGCTGATATATTCTGACCAGAAGTTGTTGTTTGCTGATTACTTACTCGAGGTGTAGGATTTGCTTAAGTGGTCAGAAAATTCTCCAAAAAAAATATTATAATTTTAATATGAATTTTAATAACAATTAAAATGGAAGATATACAAGATGATTTACAATATACAATGTTAAGACAGAAAAGAGAAACTGGATTTAATATTGAAGCTATCCAGGAACATTTATCTGTATCTAAGACTGATTCAAAGAAGTTTAGAGTTCATGCAAGGAATCTTTTTCTTACTTATCCTCGTTGTACTCTTAAAAAGGAGAAAGCTGTGGAAAAGCTTAAAAAGAAAAGAAAGTCAAAGTTAAATTATGTGACTGTTGCACATGAACATCATGAAGATGGTACTGATCATTTACATGCTTTGTTAAGTTATGATACAAAACAGGATATCACTATTCAGAATGCATTTGATTTATCTGATGACGAAAATTCACAAAAAATATTTCATCCTAATATTCAAAGTGTTAGAAATTCTGAAGCTGTTCATAGATATGTTCAAAAACATGGAGACTTTGTTGAAGATGGTTCTTTTGTTACGAATCTTTCAAAAGATTCAGTGAAGAAGTTTATTATTGCACAGTCAAATGCTGCTATTTTATCTAAACCCATAAATGAATTAGTTAGAGATGGAAGTTTAAGAATTCAACATGTACCTACTATAATAAAGGCAGTTAATGCTATTAAGATGATGGAACATCCTGTAAAGGAATTTTTTCCTAGGATTGGTCTTTGGGTTATTGGTGGACCTGGAATTGGTAAATCCTTTTGGTCTAGACTGACTTTCGGATCTCTTATATTTAATAAACCTCAGAATAAATGGTGGGATAGTTATAAACAAGAAAGGATTGTTCTTATTGATGACTTTGACAAAAATGGATCTTGTCTTTCTCATCATTTAAAGGTATGGGCTGACAATTATGGATTTAATGCTGAAGTGAAAGGTGACAATATTCAACCTCAGTTTAATTTGATTATAGTTACTTCTAACTATACTCCTGGACAAATATTTACTGTTGCTGGTAATGATAAGGAACCTGATCCTGTTCTATCGGATGCAATAAAGAGAAGATTTCTTTTGTGTACTATTTCTGGTGATAAGCTTATTGCTTATGAAGATGGACATCCATTTGATGAAGTTTATAGAGATATTAAAGAATGTGATGAAATTAATTGGAAGGAATTACTCATAAAAAGAAAGGAATCTAACAAAAAGAAAGTTGATATTGATTTAATTAAACAAAACGAAGAAGATGCAAAAGATTTCTTTAAAAATGTTTTAGATAAAGATTAATTTAATTAAATAAAAAGATATTTAAAACTCTATACTATATTAATATGGGGATTGGGATAAGGATCAGGGATTGGGATAGGGATTTAAGATATTAGCCCACGGCAGTGTGCTTTTTATAAAACTAAACATGGAAATTTGGTGAATTATAATAGAGAGGTAGCAACTCAGTTGATTCCGATCAATTATGGGTATTTTGGCTTATTTTAATCGTAAAATGATAATAAAAAAATAAAAAAAGATAAGAAGAATCTAGTTGTATGAGGACGAGTTGGATGTTATGGAGGTGTTATCTGGACTGCGCGCGCACACACTCACTCTGTTTGTTGTTGAAAGAATGAAAGATTGGAGGGGTTCGAACCATACTTGCTTATTCATCTTATCGAAAAAAAAAAAGCGATACGTGGGTACATGGAGGATGAGGCACTTGCCGAAGTCTGTAGGAGATGCCGTTGTGCGGAAACGACTCAGGAGGTTGAGATTAGTAGAATCCGCACGTTTATTGTTCTGAAATGCAACGTTCGCACGAGGTCCTACATGATCCAATAAATGTTAATATTACTATTGGATCATGTAGGAAACAGGGGATCATGTAGGATGGGGGTTTGCTGAACTCTCTAGGAGACGCCGTTGTGCGGAAACGACTCAGGGCGTTGAGATTAGTTGAATCCGCATGTTTTTGTTGTTGAGAAGAGTTTCGCTCTCAAGTTGTTATTTTCACATTTTGGCTGGGATTCAAGCCTGGAATATTTGTAAAAATGATCATGTAGGATGAGGGTTTTCTGCACTCTCTAGAAGAAGCTGAAGTGCGGAACATACTCAGGAGATTGAGATTAGTTGATTCCGCATGCTTTTGTTGTGAAGAATATTGTCGTTCTCAATTTGAGTTTTTGACTTTTGGCTTGAATTCTCTGAAAAGGGATCATGTAGGATGAGGTACTTGCTGATCTTTGTAGAAGAAGTGGAACTGCGGAAAATACTCAGGAGGTTGAGCTTAGTTGATTCCGCATGTTTTTGTTGTGAAGAATACTGTCGTTCTCAATTTGGGTTTTTGACTTTTGGCTTGAATTCTCTGAAAAGGGATCATGTAGGATGGGGGTTTGCTGAACTCTCTAGGAGACGCCGTTGTGCGGAAACGACTCAGGAGGTTGAGATTAGTAGAATGCGCATGTTTTTGAAGTGAAGAGGACTGTTGGTCTGAACTTTATAATCACGGAGGACGGTTAAGGAATCTAGAAAAATTAATTAAATTTTTCTCCAAAAAAATTATTATAATCTCGAAGTAAATTTTAATTTTAATTAAAATGGAAATACCTCAAAATAATGATGCTATGTTAGGAAAAAAAAGGAAAGAAGGATTCTCTCTATCTGTTGTTCAAGAGCATTTGGTCCCTCCTAAAGCTGGATGCAAAAAATTTAGGGTTCAGGCTAGAAATTTGTTTCTTACTTACCCCAAATGCACTTTAAAAAAGGAAAGAGTTATGGAGAAGCTCCAGTTGAAGAGAAAAGCTAAGTTGGAATATGTGACTGTTGCACAGGAATTTCATGAGGATGGAACTGATCATCTGCATGCTCTTCTCTCTTATGGAAAGGTTCAGGATATTGTTTGTCAAAATGCTTTTGACCTTTCAGATGATGATGATGCTTCAAAGAAATTTCATTGCAATATTCAGAGTTGCAGAAATACAGAGGCTGTTCACAGATATGTGCAGAAGGAGGGCTCTTTTATTGAATCAGGTTCTTTTGTTTCGAACCTTACTAAAGACTCTGTAAAGAAGCATTTGATTGCTCAAACTAATGCGGTTTTAATGTCGAAGCCTATAGAGGAGTTGGTTAGAAATGGAACTTTACGATTGCAACACGTTCCTACAGTTATGAAAGCGGTAAATGCTTTGAGAATGTTGGAAACTCCTAAAGAAAACTTTGTTCCTAGGGTTGGCCTTTGGATAACTGGAGCACCTGGAATAGGAAAATCTAGATGGGTTCGTTCTACTTTTGGTTCTCTTGTGTTTAGCAAACCTCAAAACAAATGGTGGGATGGCTATAAACAGGAAAAGGTTGTAGTACTTGATGATTTGGATTTAGGAGGTTCTTGTCTTGGCCATTTGTTGAAGATTTGGGGAGATAACTATGGGTTCAATGCTGAGATTAAAGGAGATACAATTCAGCCTCAGCATTCTTTATTTATAGTTACTTCTAACTATACTCCAGATGAAATATTTACTCTTAAAGATAAGGAAAAGGTTATTGATGAAGCCCTAGTTGATGCTATTAAGAGGAGGTTCTTAATCTGCACTATTTCTGGAGGAGAATTGGTTGCTTTTTCTCCTGGATTTGTTAGCGACCCAGTTTTCTCAAAGATTAATGGAGGAGATTCAGTTGATTGGAAGCGTCTTTTGATAGAAAGGAAGAATCAACAAGATATTGATGAAGAAATTAAGAAAGTTGAGAAAAATGAAAAAGAAGCAAAGGAATTCTTTGATAACCTTAAATAATTAATTAATATAAAAACGTTTTTAAATTCTGTAATATATTATAGTATTAGAAATTGGGAAAAGGATTAAAAATTGTTAAAGGCATTATGGATTGGGATTAGGATTTAAGATATTAGCCCACGGCAGTGTGCTTTTTATAAAACTAAACATGGAAATTTGGTGAATTATAATAGAGAGGTAGCAACTCAGTTGATTCCGATCAATTATGGGTATTTTGGCTTATTTTAATCGTAAAATGATAATAAAAAAAAATAAAAAAAAAAGATAAGAAGAATCTAGTTGTATGAGGACGA